TGTCCTAGAATAACAAGAGTGTCACAAATGTCTTCTAATTCATTTAGTACCGTTGATAATGCGTTACGGGTATATCTATACCCAGCACCATTGGCTAATGTCGTTACATCAACACCGTCCCAATTTCTACCCATCATTTATATTCAATATAGTACGCAACTACTATATCCGTAAACTAAAAAAGGTATACCGTTAAGTATACCTATGTTTACCGCTATATGTCACCATATAGATTAGACTATATCTTTACCTACAACATTATTTGTTTAGGTACTCTCCGCTTCCACTACCATATGCTTGTAGTGTACTCCCTTTCGGGATAGTCGTTGAACTTTATTTTAAATGTTTATTGTAAATATTATTAACTTTATCTAAAACTTCTTCTAATGTATAATTATTTTTCATAATATTGCAAAATTTACAACACGAAACACAATTATTTTTAGAATAACCTTTTGAATTATCAACCCTATCTATTCCTTTTGATTTATTATCATTACAATAATAACAGTTAGAATCTATATAGTCAATAAAATCATCTAAAGTTAAATTAAATTCTATACATCTAGTTTTAGCATTTGATTTATAATAATTAAAAATAGTTTTATATTTTCTTAATTTTTTATATTTTTTATCTGCTATCTCTTTTTGTAGAGTATTTACACAATTACCACATGATTTAGGTAATTTTAATAAATGGTCAGACCTAACAACTGTAAAGTTATTACATCTTGTACATTCACATTTAAAGAATTTCTTATATTTTTTAATATGTGAAAATTCTAAAACATGGAGTACACCAAATTTTTTATTTAAAATCTTAGCTGCTAATTGTCTCTTATCTTTCATATATACAAATATACAAAAAATAATTGAGATTTCCAAGCAATTCAAAGAGTTTTTTTATATAATTTCTTATATAAAGCCCAATTTTTGGTTTAGGCGTGTCCTTATACATTTTATTTGCTAACGGAAGAACTATATCTTCTAAAGCAGTTACTGTATCTATAGCTATAAACTTATAGACGTAATCTCCTTTCTCATTGTTAGCTTCTTTAATAGCATTAATTAATTCTTTTAACACGACTATAGGTAATTTTTCTGCTTTTTTGGCTTCTTTGACTACGTCAAATTTAAGCGCATCTACAAAATCACTTCCTTCTTCTAAATCTATTGTTAAACAATCTTTTAATGCTGCTACTATTGTTGTCTTCCCTGTTTTAGGTTGACTAAACAGTACCATTGTCTTTGGATTAATCCTAGTGGACTTGGTTATTTCTTTTGGTAATTCAATCATACATTTTTCATCCTACCGTATACCTTCCTTTTATAATTAAGTTAATATTTCTTCTTTAGGTAATTTCATACCTGTAATACAATTAAGAGTATACTCATTGAATTGTGTTTCTTCGAGTTCTTTTAAATCGTTTTCTGTCATATATAGCAACATGGCTATATTTTTATCTTTTTTTTCAAGGATCTCTTTAATATCAGCATCTAAATTTTCTAATTCAGTAAGTAATTCTATTTTAGATACAGATATTACAGGATATATATCTGAAAGATACATATTATTACCTATTGTTAAGCCTTTAATACATCCGTTTGAGATTGAAGAACCATTAAAAGTTATATTTTCCATATTATTAAATCTTAAATAACCATCTTCATCTAAAAAAGCTGAATAATTATGACCATTACTATTATTAATAATTTTAAATTTAAGCCTACTAGCTTCTACATAAAAATTATATTTATTAGATCCATTTTTCCTTTTAATATTTAAATATTCATAAAAATTTGTAAATTTTTCCATAATTTTATTTTTCATTTCTCTATTTCTTGTTTAACTTCTTTATAAAACCCTATCCAATCTTGGTTCTGCCAAGTATGATGTTCTAGGGCTTCTATCGTTTCATCAACACATTTCAATGCACATTCTTTAGCCATACCCCAAGTTATTCCATCATAAATAGAATCTCCATCTACTTCATAATACCGACCTACTAACTCTTTTGCTTTTTCTTTTGGTGTTTTCATCTTTTTAATAATGCTATTAGTACTACAACCCCACAAATAAAAGCTATGAATTGTAGCAACCTTATTATAATTAAATTAAAATCTCTTTTTTCTTTTGGTGTCATAAGTCTTCTATTTTATTATACCAACCTTTACGATATTCATCTATACAATCAGGATATCTACATTTGTTATTCAAACTACATCCTGACCCTTCTTTCTTAATGTATTTACAATTCTGTGATTTCTCCATAATTTTATTTTTCATTATTCCAATAATAATCACAAGTATCATCTTCTTTTAATGGTATCTCACCAAAATAAGATTGTCTATGTTCATTAACTTTTGCTGTAAATCTGTAACAACTTTCTTTTTTAGGGCAATCTTTACCCGTACATTTTGATATATCTGCCATTATTTCTTTCGTATTGTTTGCTCAATATAGTTATATACTAAGCCTAGTTTCTTTTCATCTTCAGGTGAAGGTAATTCTTTAAAATAATTAACAGCTCCATCAAAGTATAGTGGACAATTTGTACCACCCCCACCTTCACGACCTCCTATTATTTCTAAGAATCTAATATTGTCTCTAAAAAACATTATATCATAACCTAAATAAGTTTTGATTTCATGTATAAAAGGACTAAATAAACCTATTATCATATCAGCATCTCTAAACGTTAGTTTACAATCACCTAAGCCACTTGCTGTAGGTTTAAGTTTACCAAGTTTAAAGTTATCTAGACTTTCTTGAGCTGCTGCCTGTTGTTGTATAACAACTGGTATGTAATTATACTTATTTCTAAGTCTAACTAAATAATTAGAAGATAATTCTACAATAGATTGATGTAAATTCATTTGAATTCCATTTTTCTTTTCTGTAGATATTAAACTAACATGGTCAATAAAGACCATAACATATTCTTCTGGATCATGTGGCTCATAATAATCATCTACTTCTTTTTCCCAAGTATCACCTGTTTTATTATCAGTAAACTCAACTGTTTTTTTATGTTGAGTTCCATTCTTCATTGCATATTCATATACAAATTTAAAAATACCTGTTGGATTTCTTATATCATCAATAAATTCAACAATCTCCTCAATTTTGTTAAAATAAGGTTCATATTTTTTTATTAAATCAAGTATTTCATCACTCAGTATATTATCAGCTCTAGTACTTCTAAGGTCTTTAGGTGCTATTCTAACGTTCTCTTTAACATATAGAATGTTAGAGAATGCTGATAACATTTTCTGTTCCTTAGACATCTCTAAAGTGAAATAAAATATCTTTAACTTTATCTCTAAATTATTATCTATAACTTGGCGAATAGTATTGTATAAAAATAACCAATCAGCTATTTGTGTTTTACCTACTTTACTATTCGCTGTTATTAAATAATATTTACCTTGCTCAATACCTGGGGATTCTTTTTCAAATCTAGGAAATCCCCAGGGTATACAATTTATTAATCCAGAAAGAAGTCTTTTCTTTCTAAGAACTAAATTGTCATGTGCTCTTTTAAATAAACTCATCTATATAATTTTTTATATCGTTTTGTTAACCCAAGAAAATGCTTAGGTTCAGTATTGACTAAAAAAGTATTAGGTTTGTTTATTCTGTCGTATTCTTTACATGTGTTTTTAGGACAATCACAAATACCATCTTCTCTTAACTCACATTTATGTTTCATAATTAACTATTTTTACCTTTTTTACATAATGAAGGCATATTATATACTTTTTTTTTAGATGTAGTATGTAATGTTTTAAACCAAAAATATAAAAATAATTCAAAGAGACAACCCACATTATATGTTGGAAACTCCTGATCATAACTATCTTCATAAGGAAATTCTATATGTATTACTTCAATTTCGTTATCACTGTTTGGATTAAAATAACTATAAATTGATTTAAAGTTAAGAGGATCTCCTGTTAAAAGATTATACACTAGTTCAGTACTTTCATATTGCTGTGTAGTAATATGAGC